AATTCTACGTGACGAACTTAAGTTTGCTAAGTTTGTTGGTCGTTTGAGAAAGCGTTTTTCTCAGATGTTCAATGATATGCTTAGAACTCAGTTGATTCTGAAGAATGTCATTACTCCAGAAGATTGGGAGTATATGAGAGATCATATCCAATATGACTTCTTGTATGATAATCAATTTGCAGAATTGAAAGAATCTGAATTAGTTCAGAATCGTCTTGGACTTTTAGCAACTATTGAACCATATATTGGTAAGTTCTACTCTACAGAATATGTGCGTAAGAGAATTCTACGTCAAACTGACTCTGAAATTATAGAAATTGATATGCAAATTGAAGATGAAATTGTCAAGGGTATCATCCCAGATCCCTCAACAATTGATCCAGTAACTGGTCAACCTCTTCCACAAGTAGATCAAGGTGGTGGTCAAGATTTGGGTGAAATTCCACAAGATCCAGATTTGGAAGCAGAGGGACAAATCACTGATGCTGAGTATCAAAAAGATACTAAGAAGGCTGAGTTATAAATAAGTTATATCAATAAATTGAAAATTTTATGGAAGATGTTGTCGATTTGATCGCTACTGGTGCAAAAGCAGCAGAAGTTAGCGACAAAATGAAAGAAATTCTGTATGCCAAAGCAGCAGAACGAGTTGATATTGCTAGACCATATATTGCCAATGCAATGTTCGGTCAAGAATTTGAAGAACCAACTGAAGATGAAGTAGAAACCGAAACTGAAGCAGATGTGGATGTAGAGGCGGAAGCAGAAACTGAAGTAGGTGATGAATTTGAAACTGATACGGAAGAGGAATCTGAGTAATGGGATACGTCCGTCACGACGAAAACTGTAATCCTGTCAACCCACAACCAGGAAAAACATCAGTCACACAATTTGGTGGCAATGAAGGTTGGTCAAGTGTTACTTATGAAAACTTCAATGCGGACTACCAAGCCCGTAATGCTGATAACACAACTAGAACTCCTGGAACATATCAAGCAAGAAATGCTGATAATTCTCCCAGGACACCTGGAACATATCAACGTCATGATGAAAACTGCAATCCAGTAACAGGTTAACAAAAATGAAACTTATCACAGAAGAAGTAACAAACGTAGAAATTATTACCGAAGGTAAGGGTTCTAATAAGAAACTCTATATTGAAGGTGTATTCCTTCAAGGCGAACTCAAGAATAGAAATGGGAGGATGTATCCTATCTCCACCCTTTCTAAAGAAGTGAATCGCTATTGTGAAACTTTCGTTAATAAGGGTCGTGCTCTTGGCGAACTCGGTCACCCTGATGGACCTACTGTCAATCTTGATCGCGTTTCCCACAAAATTACTTCTCTGGTACAAGAAGGTAATAATTTCAAAGGAAAAGCACAGATTCTTTCTACCCCCATGGGTAAGATTGCATCTTCTCTTCTCGATGAAGGTGTAAAACTTGGCGTTTCTTCTCGTGGTGTTGGTTCACTCCAAACCACAAGTGAAGGATGCAAAATTGTTGGTGAAGATTTTCAGTTAGCAACTGCTGCTGATATCGTTGCCGATCCTTCCGCACCTGACGCTTTCGTCAATGGAATTATGGAAGGAAAAGAGTGGATTTGGGAAGGAGGAATCCTTCGTGAGCAACTCGCAGAAAGAACTGAGAGGGCGATTAATACACTCGTCGAACAGAAAAGACTTGAAGAGCATAAGTTGGATTTATTCAACCAATTCTTATCAAATCTTTGATTTATAAATAAATATATGTAATTAATTAATTAATCACATATTTCAAATGTCCGTTGGTAACAATTTACAAGAAATGGAAAACGTAGTAACCAAAGGAGCTGCCCCTGCTGAGACAATGCCTTCGGCTGGAATTCCAGTTGAAGATCTCGGCGGACCTACTCCTGAAAATTCAAGCCCCTTCGATGGGTCAAATGCACTGGCAACCCCAGGCGCAACTCTTAAGCAAGTTAAAGATGTAGTTAATGCTAAGGCAACGCCTGGCGATGCATCTACTGCTAAGGAAGAGACCGAGGTCGATGAGACTCAGGAAGTAGTTTCCGAAGAAGAAGCAACTACAGAAGATGTTGTTTCCGAAGAGGAGGTAGCAGCTGAAGAAGTTGTTGCCGAAGCGGAAGAGGAAATCACTGAAGAAGAGACAATCGACATCGAAGCAGACGTTCAAGCACTGCTTGAAGGTGAAGAACTCTCTGAAGAGTTCCAAGACAAAGCACGCACCATCTTTGAAGCAGCAGTTAAGTCTAAAGTTGCTGAAATGAAGGATGCACTTCATGAGACATATCAAAATGCTCTCGTAGAAGAAGTTGCTTCAATCCGCGAAGAACTCTCTGATCGTATGGACTCCTATCTGGAGTACGTTGCAGACGAGTGGTTCCAAGAAAATGTACTTGCTGTTGAGCAAGGACTTAAAAATGAAATCTCAGAATCCTTCATCACTGGTATGAAGGGACTTTTTGAAGAACATTATGTATCAATCCCTGACGAAAAATATGATGTACTTGAGAGCATGGTAGATAAACTAGATGAAATGGAAGGTAAACTCAACGAACAGATTGACAGAAATGTCGCTCTGAATCGTAGATTAGCAGAATCTAACGCAGATGGCGTTTTCGCTACTGTTGCTGAAGGTCTCGCAGACACTCAGAAAGAGAAGCTTGCTACTCTTGCAGAAAATGTTGAGTTTGAAAGTGAAGCAGACTATCGTGAGAAACTGGTAACTCTGAGGAAATCTTATTTCCCTGAGCAAGCTGGTACTCCAAGCACCTCCGAGAATCTTTCAGAAGAGGTTTCTACCAATGAGGTTATTTCTGAGGAAGTATCCCCAATGATGCAAGCCTATCTGCAGACTCTCTCTAGAGCTGCTAAAAAGTGATTTTTAAATCATAAATTCAAACTAAACTTTTTTTAAAGAGGTTAAATTCAAATGCAAATGCCTAACACAGAGGCTCTGCAGGAGAAGTGGGCACCCATTCTCGACTATGAGGGAATGGATCCAATTAAGGATTCCCACCGTAGAGCTGTTACCGCAGTCCTCCTGGAGAACCAAGAAGCAACAATTCGCGAAGAGCGTGAGTTCCTTTCCGAAGGTCCAACCAATGCCGTTGGTAACGGCGGTTATACTTCCGCTGGTGGTCAAACCGTTGCTGGTTTCGACCCAGTTCTGATCTCCTTGATCAGACGCGCAATGCCTAACCTGGTCGCATATGACCTCGCAGGCGTTCAACCAATGAGTGGTCCTACTGGACTTATCTTCGCAATGCGCTCCCGCTACAGCGGTCAGAGCGGCACTGAGGCACTGTTCGACGAAGCAGATACCGCATTCGCAGGTCAGTCCTCCAACTTCGACAACACCGCAGGATTCACTGGTGGTGCTGTTGGTATGGGTACTACTGCACAGCAAGGCAGCAACCCAGGACTCCTTAACCCAGAATCTGGTCAAACTGGAACAACATATCCAGTTGGACAAGGTATGCGTACTGACGAGGCAGAAAACCTCGGAGACGGTACCGAAGGTGCATTCAACGAGATGGCATTCTCGATTGAGAAAGTCACCGTTACTGCTAAGAGCCGTGCTCTGAAAGCAGAATACTCCCTGGAACTGGCACAAGACCTCAAGGCAATCCACGGTCTTAACGCCGAAGCGGAACTCGCAAACATTCTCTCCACTGAGATTCTTGCTGAGATCAACCGTGAAGTTATCAGAACTATCTACAACGTTGCTGAGTCTGGTGCTCAAGCAAATGTTGCTAACGCTGGTACCTTCGACCTCGACACCGATTCCAACGGTCGTTGGAGTGTTGAGAAGTTCAAGGGACTTATCTTCCAAATCGAGCGCGATGCAAACGCAATCGCACAAAGAACTCGTAGAGGGAAGGGCAACATGATCCTCTGCTCTGCAGACGTTGCTTCCGCTCTCACGATGGCTGGTGTTCTCGATTACACCCCTGCACTTAACGCTGGTCTCCAGGTTGATGACGCAGGTAACACCTTTGCTGGTGTTCTGCAAGGTAAGTATCGTGTATACATCGATCCTTATTCTGCAAACAGTGCTGCTTCTCAGTACTATGTTGTCGGTTATAAGGGTGCTTCCCCTTATGACGCTGGTCTGTTCTACTGCCCATACGTTCCCCTTCAGATGGTTCGTGCCGTTGGTCAGGACACCTTCCAGCCCAAGATCGGCTTCAAGACTCGTTACGGAATTGTTGCTAACCCATTCGCGGAAGGCACAAACGTCGGCGCAGGCGCACTCACCAAGAACGCTAACCGCTACTACAGACGTGTTCGTGTTAACAACCTCATGTGATCACAGTTCACATACTTCTGGGGATCCTTCGGGATCCCTTTTTTTGTCTAAATATAGTATACTGATATAGTGTAATGCCAGCAGTATCTAAGGCACAACAAAAGTTTTTTGGAATAGTTCGTGCCATTCAAAAAGGTGAATTGGAAGCTACTACCCCCGAAACTGCCAAAGTTGCTGCTACAATGAAAAAGAAGGATGTGAAGGATTTTGCATCCACAGATCACAAAGGTCTTCCTGAGAAAAAGTTGAGTAAAGAGCAACTTAATTATGATAGTGTTCGCAACTTCGATGCTGACAGTAATGATCGCAATGGGAATCGGAATTGTTTTGATAGATTCGGTGCAAAAATGACTGAGGAATCTAATCCTCGCATTCCTAGAAAGAAAGGTCAACCAGCAAATTCTAAGAAACATTCAGACTTATACACTGATGAGAATCCAAAGGGAACTATTCACGGTTTAGGATTTAAAGATGTTGAAACTGCTAAAGCATCTGTATCTAAGATTCGCAATTCATCAAGATCTCATGCTCACAAAATCCAGGCAGCAGTTGCTATGGAACAGAGAGCAAGAGAAATGGGCAAAACTTCTGAAGCAGCGGTCTTTAGAAAATATATCAACTCAATGAAGAAAAAAACTGAAAAGAGAAAAAAGAAAAAAACATTGAAAGAGTTTATGAGTGAAGCATACTCTCAACCAGAGAGACAATCTCATAAAACACCTAAACTCCCTGTTGACCGTAAGTTGAAGATTGATTATGGCAATGGAAAGAAAAAATATAATATGCCTATGCCGAGGGGAGAATATCAAAAACCATCAGAGTTGACGGTATAAAACAATAAAAGAGTTTTTGGAGTTTACTAAAAATGACCAATTGTAGTTGGGCAAATCAGATTAATAATAGAAATTTTTTATCCGGTATTGGATTTAAATTTAATCTTGGTAAATATCCTAAGGTTGACTTTTTTTGTAATACTGCTAGGATACCAGAAATTACACTTGGCACTGCAACACAACCAACTTATCTGAAAGATATTGATGTCCCTGGTGACAAATTAACCTACGGAGATCTTACCATACAATTCTTAGTTGATGAGAATATGGAAAATTATAGGATCGTTCATAATTGGTTAACTGGTCTTGGTTTCCCAGAAACAGCACAACAATTTAAAGATGTCACTACAGATAGAGATGGTATCCGAGAAATGAATGAGCAGTTTGCAGATGGGACTCTTCGTATTTTGAATAGTAACTTCAATGAAGTTGCTAAAGTAAAATTTCTTGATATGTTTCCAGTATCTTTAAGTTCATTGGACTTTGATGCTACATCAACTGATGTGAATTACTTTACAGCACAGGCAACATTCAAGTATACTGTATACCAACTGACTTCATCTATTAAATAATGGATCTTGATAAAATTCAGGATATGTGGCAGAAAGACTCTGTCATAGATCCAGATAATCTACATGATGAATCTCTGAAGATTCCACAATTACATTGTAAATATTATACGATATACAATACGATTACTCTTTTAAGAGAAAAAGCAAGAGAAAGTTACAATCGTGTAAAGTTAGAAAGGTATAACTACTATACAGGCAAAGCGGATCCTTCTGTTTATGAAGAGGAACCTTTCCCATATAAAGTTCGTGAAAAAGACGCCATACAGAGGCATCTGGAGGCGGATGAGAGGTTGAATAAAGTAGACATGAAGATTCGATATTATGATGTGATGTTAAAGTTTCTAGAGGAAGTTATTAAAAATATTTCCAATAGAACTTTTCAAATAAAAAATGCTATTGAGTGGAATAAGTTCCAATCAGGTTTTAACTAATGTTCGACGAAGAAGAAGATTATGAATTTAAACGTGAAGAAGAAATAGATGTACCCTATGTAACATTTGAATTAGATATTCGTGATGTATATCAGGTATATAAAGCACTTGGATTTCATTTAGACAAATGGTCTGGAAATCCTACTGATCCATATGAACAAGAAAGAATCAAGTATATGAGAGATTTTTTCTATAGAATGGTTTTAGAATATAAGTTTAGGGAGCAGTAATAAATATTCATAGGTGAATCCTATGGATTATGTCACACTTGACTATATCGAAGAAGAACGAAGTTTTTCTTCAAATTAAAGCGGAGCCACACGTCTACTATGAGTTAGCAGATCAGTTTACGTTTGATGTTCCAGGTGCGAAATTTATGCCCCAATACCGTAACAAGTACTGGGATGGAAAAATACGTTTGTTTAATACCC